CACCTTCAGATACAGCAACAGCATTGTTTGCTATCTTTACATTCGTGCCACCACTACCTGCTTTATCTACAATGGTGTCTACATTTAATTGACTTGTCATACAATACTCCAATATCCATTAACAGTGACTGTTGCCGACTGTGTTATAGGACCACCTGATACACCATTCTCATCACTGTCTATTGTAATGTCTGCACTGATTGTCTGTCCATTTAATCTTATGATTGAGTTGTTACCTTTGAATGGGTATCTGTTATCTGATTCAGTCTTAGTGTATGTCTCATTAACAGAGAACACATCATAGGCTACCATCTCAATGATGTCATTAAGTGATGCACCCTGTACAAGCACCACAGTTGTACCTGTAGTTGCAGTGTAGTCATCTCCCGGAACAAGCAATATACCATTCTGATATACGTCTAAGTACAAACTATCTGTGTAGGTAAGTGTCAATGAGTTTGCATCAGAACCACTGAAGGATGTTTGTCCTGCTGTGGCTTGGTATTGGAATCTGTTACGTACTCCCTGTGAAGGAGATTTGCCTATGTATGCCATTGTTTATTCCTTAACTCGGTTTCTTTGGGAATGTTACATTACCTAATGTAGTTCCATCCCAACTTACAGTTTTATTATTAGCAGGTAAATCTCTCAAGGCTTGTCTATATGTTTTCCAAGCATCTGTCATTGTATAATCTGATGCTGACATCCAATCTGTTTCTTTTAATAGTGCAGTTCTTTGTTTTCTTAACTCTGCCATTGCTACTACACCACCATCTGCTAATGCTGTTTGTATTTGTGACCATGTTACATCTGGTTCACTTCCATCTTTTTTTGAAAACTTTTCTTTGAACTCTGCTTCATTAGTAGGGGTTCTTTTTAAATACCAATCTTTTATATCAAGAGTATGTAAAGCAGAAATAATTAACATTTGATTATTATTCATTAAATCACTCCTAACTTTATAAAAGTTATAGAAGTTTCTGCTTGGTCAGAATCCCCAAGTACTTCATTATTAGAACCAACACTATTAACTGCACCAAGTCTGTAACGGAGTCTAAATGTAGTCGTGTTAGATACTGTAAATATAAATTGATTACTTCCATGAATAAAAGGACCTGAACCAGTGCCACCCTCTGTATACCCAACTGCTCTACCTGTAAAACTACTACCACTATTTGTGCTTATTTCTACTCTAAAATCAAAAGCATCTTGAGCATCTCCAGTATTGACAGAAATATTAAACATACATAAAAATGTGCCAGTAGTTGCTGAACTAAAGATGCCTGAACTTTGAGTAAAATTAGCTGCACCTACTCTTGTGTAATCATTACTATTCTCACCCCAATTTGTTAAAGTTTCTTCTGCATTACCACCTGCTTGGTCAGCTTTTAATACAAAAGTTTGTGCTCTCTGTGAAGATTGTGAAAGAGTTACAACACCACCACTTGATATAGCTATCGCATCTGTATCACTAGCACTGCCTATAGTACCTGCATTAGCAATGACTAAATTGTTTACAGTTCCTACACCTGTTCCTGTTACTTTTGTTAAAGCCATCCGTTACTCCCTATGCGTATGGACTGTCACCTAATGTGCTTGTATCCCAAGCAGCTTTAAGTTTAGCTATAGTGTCTGCACTTGATATTGCACTTGCAGCAGGAGCATCTCTTAATGCTTTCTTTTTTGCTACACTTGCAGCTTGAGCAGTGCTATCACCTGCTTCTAATGCTTTCATATAGACTACATCTTCAGCGGCAAGTAAAGGTGTTCTAGCTTCTCTTACCTTATCCTTGAATATAGTTTTTGCTACAGCTAAGTCCTCTGAAATAGTCTTACCTGATAATGACCATGCACCTCTGAAGTGCCTGTCTGAAGGAACAGTAGCATCTGAAGCAGATATACTGTTACCATCTTTGTCTACGATGTTAGTTGTTGCCATTGGTTTCTCCTTTTAAGCAGCTTCTTCATTATGCGTGGTATTTAGTTCTTCATTAATCTTCCAAGCATTTCGCCACACTCTAGTGCTTGGTAACTGTGACTTAGTACAAATGAGCATACGAGGTTTGTTGGCTTTATCATAGTCTTGCCATACGTGTCTCGGTAAGTCTTTCATAATAAGGTATTCTATTGCTCTTTCTTCTGTCATAGCTTCAATAGGTTTAGTGTTGTGTAACAAGTAACCTCTTGTATGCTTTACAAAGTCAGGCTTGGCTTCATCCTTCTTGAGTTCCCAATAGGCTTCTACAGGTGGTAAGATGCCACCCTTTAATGCACAAGCCATCCAATTAGGGTCAGGATGTGTAATCTTTGCAGGTTCATCAGGTGTCTCTGGGTCTTCCCATACAACGCAGTATTCTGTTCTGTGTGGCTCTAGCTTTTCTTTTGCCCAACACAGTCTATCCCAAAGATGTGTGCCTTGAAATTCTGGTGTTTCTATTGTCATGCGAGTTCTCCTGCGACTATGATTGTTTGCAATACTTGGTCTGATGCTGCATGACTATCATTAAATGCTTGTGCAGAACATATTGAGGTAGATAAATCTGCATTGCCACAACTTGTGTGATAATTATTACTTCCAGAAACAAAAGCAAAATCATCATTTGCCATATTATTAGAAAATGTAATTATACCATCTCCTGTTCCACCATCTGCTAAAGAAGACACATTAAAACTGTCATGGTTAACAAAAGTTCCAGCAGAAGTGAACGAAATCCATGCTTTATTAGAACCCATTGCAAGATAATCAGTATCTATACTTCTTGCAGTGCCATCTATCTGTCCACTTGTTGATAATGTATCAAATGCTATTGTTCCGTTTGCCATTATGCTAAATCTCCAAATACATTACCACCAAGTCTTTCAAAATCTGTTCCTGATGAAGATGGATTAGCTGTGCTAACAACCCAACTGCCAGTTGCAGGACTTCTAAACTTAATAAATGCTTCATCTTGTCCTGCAACCATACCAACAGAAAAAGTTGAATTGCCCATGTTATTTGAAAAAGAAATAGTAGTAACACCAGTACCAGTATCATTAATACCTGAGATATTAAAACTGTCATCAACAGCAGCAGTGCTTGTTGTTTTATAACGAACCCAAGCCTTGCACAACCCTTGCTGTATACTTGTCTGATTACTACCCTCACCTCTAATAGTCATAGAGTTTGCACTTGCACTAATTACAGGTGTTGAGCCAATGGTTATAGTTGTTGCAGTGGACTTGCCTGTGATTGTGTCTAATATTACTTCACTCATATCTAACCTTTCGGATACTTATCTTTAACAGCTTTTATGCTAGACTTCCAACCATCTATGCCATTGTGATATAGGTCATCTAACTGCTCTGCTATTGATGGATATTCAGATGCTCTGTTTCTTTGATACTCGGTTTCAGCTATTTTTAGTTTAATATCATCTTTAGATATTTCTGTAGTACCCTCTACCCATTCTATTTCACAAGTATCAATATCGCTTCCTCTAATAATAAATTTAGCATTAGAATTTATTTTTTTTATGGCATCTTCTATTATCATACCACTATCTCCTGTAAAATTATTGTGCTATCACAGGTGTAAACTTGTACATATACAGTAGAAGCATTACTAGCTGATTTAAATTGAGTTTTATAAGTTAAGGCAGAGGTTGTGTTTGGAGAATCTAATATACTTGCACCGACTGTTCCAATACTCATAGTTGCAGCAGTACCAGTTCCATTGTCACCCCCTGCTCTTTTTGCTAATTGAGATATAACAGTAGACCCTCTAAGAAGTTGTAATTGCATACCTGCTTCAGCACTACCATCTTTGTAAACACCATTTTGCATAACTGTTATTAATATTTTATTACTAGATGACGTTGGAGTAATAGAGGCAGATAAATTAGTGTCTGCAAAAGTACTAGTAGTGTTAGATACTTGACCATCAACTGTACCAAAAACTGTTTGCACAACACTCCCTGTCATTGTTAGACCAATATCTTGAGGTCTAACAGTATTTCCTGCTCTGTTTTTTATTGTATCTACTTTAATTGTACTCATGTTACCACCAATCTTCCACCATCATTGACAGTCAATGTAATCCCACTGTTTACAGTAAGTGTTCCTGTTACCTGTGCATTTTCTGTGGCAAGTATTGTTATGTTTGTATCTAAGGCTTGTGCATTAGTTCTGAACATACCACCATTCTTGAAATTACCTTTGAACTCTGCTGTAGGTG